CATGTAGCAGATGGTGTTACTTTTGGACAAGGCGATCACTTCTTAGGTGATGAAGGTGGTCAAAATGATTCTGAAGTTTTAGTTTTAAGAACAGGTGCATCAGCATCAAGTGCGGCATTAAAACTTATTGCAGGTTATGGACAAGGTGGAGATACATCAGGAAAACTACAATTTTATACAAATGGAAGCACATCATCACCAAAACTAGAGATTGATATTGATGGCAATATCAAAATGGGTTCTACACAGATCATTTCAGGTGGTAGTAGAAACCTAAGTAACATAGGAACTATCTCTAGTGGTGCAATAACCGCCAATCATAGTAAATCTAGCACAACAAATCCTATTCTTACACTTAAAAATACAAGCACCACTAACGAAGGTCGTTATGTACAATTTTTAGACAATGCAGGAGTTAATATAGGTCAAATAGGTCATGTAGATCAAACAGAGTCTAATATATTTATAGCAACTTTTAGCACTGGTCTTAAATTTGAATCTTATATTACTTATAAAGCTATTCTACCTTGTAATGAACATGGTGCAGATAGTGATAATGCTATTGATCTTGGAAGCTCATCAGTAAGATTTGATGATATCTATGCAACCAATGGCACTATCCAAACCTCTGATAGAAATTTAAAACAAGACATACAAGCCTTAACAGATGCAGAGCAAAGAGTAGCTACAGCATGTAAAGGTTTAATAAGAAGATTTAGATGGCAAGATTCAGTAGCAGAAAAAGATAACAATCCTGATTCTGATGAAACAGCTAGATATCATTTTGGAGTTATAGCACAAGACTTACAAGATGCGTTTACAGCAGAAGGATTAAATGCAAGTGATTATGGTATGTTTATATCTAACACTTGGACTGATGATGATGGTGTAGAACAAACAAGACTTGGTGTAAGATATAATGAATTACTAAGTTTTATAATAACAACTTTATAGGAGAATAAAATGGCAATAACATTAACAAGAACAGTACAAAGGGTAGAAACTTACCCAGCACAACCACCTATGGAAGAAGGTGAAACAACTTATCCAACACTTATGGTGGTGTATAACGATGTATTTGATGACCCTGATGATGAGCAATTACCAGTAACAGCTACTAAAGTATCGCACTTTAGTCATGGCGATGATGTTTCAGGTGAAGATCAATTAGTGCAAGATATTGCATCTGCAATATGGCCACAGGCGTAAATTTATATATAATAAAATTAAGAAACTTATTAACTTATAGGAGAGAAATATGAGTACAGAGAATGAAGTAAAAAATGATGTAATCATCAACTTTAATGGTAGAGAATTTAAAGCTGAAGACTTAAATGAAGATCAAGCAAATATAGCTGGGAAACTAAACGTAGCTCAGAGAAATCTGCAAAAACTTCAAGATGCTTATGAAAGATATATTATTATCGCTGATTACAAAGAACTTCAAGTCAAGGCTTTTGCTGACACTATAGAAGAAGAAGCAGAAGTTGAGGAAGTAACAGAGGAAGAATAATGCCTAGAAAGACCGCTAATGATGTAGCACACGATCTAAAGAACCATGAGATACAATGTTCTGAGAGATGGACTACAGCATTTAAGCATTTTGAAAAACTAGATGATGATATTGCTGGTTTGAATAATTGGATTAAAGGCGGTCTAACTACAATAGTCATATCAATGCTATTGATTCTTCTGAGAGATTTTCTTATTTAATTTATGAGTATTACAAAAATAGCTGAAGTGGCAAACAATGTCTTGGATAAATTTGTTCAGGATAAAGATTTAAAAGAGCAATTATCACATGACCTACAAAAAGAACTTATATCGCTTGATAAGGCACAAATTAGCCTTAATGCTGAAGAAGCGAAAAACAGGAACTGGTTTATATCAGGAGCAAGACCTTCTATTCTTTGGATTTGTTCATTTTCTTTGGGTGTACATTATTGTTTATTGCCTATTGCAACTTGGGTAGCGGTAGTTAGCGGAGTTGATTTACAGCTTGAAGCTCTTGAGTTTGATTTTTCGCAACTTACTACAATTCTTTTATCCCTACTTGGGATGTCATCGCTTAGAACCTTTGAGAAAACAAAAGGAGTTCATAGCAAATAATATGTACGATAAAGTAAAAGACATGCTAATAAGGCATGAGGGGGTTATGTGTACCCTTTATCAATGCAGTGAATCGCGGTGGACGATTGGAGCAGGAAGGAACTTGCAAGATAGAGGTATTACAGAAGATGAAGCTATGTATCTGCTTGATAACGACATCAAAAGAGTTATGAGTCAGCTTGATGAATACTGGACTGTTTGGCGTAGCTTTCCTGAAAAAGCACAGCTTTGTTGTGTTGATATGACATTCCAAATGGGTATCAAAGGATTTATGGGTTTTAGAAGGACAAGAGCTTTAATGGAGATGGGGATGTGGTTAGAAGCATCAGAAGAATTATTAGACAGCAAATATGCTATACAAACTCCAAACAGGGCAAATTACAATTCAAGACAACTAGCACTTTGTACTAAAGATGGCAAAGAAAACATCGGAAGACCACCAAAGTAATTCAAGACTTGGTGCTTTAGGAGAATCCTTAGTACAAACATTCTTATTGGAATACGCTGACTTTTGCTATTCAACCCAAGAAAAACATCCCGCAGATTTAATGGTAGAATTTGCCAATGCAAAATACACAGTACAAGTCAAAAGCAGAAGAGAGTCCAAAGAAGGCAAATATACTTTTGCATCTGAAACATCAAGGACAATGTCAGAGACTTATAAGAACTATCATTGTGATATTCTTGCTTTCGTTTTCTTTAGCCAAGAACATAAGCGAATTATCTTCAAACCAAATACTACTTCGCAAACTTACTTTACCTTTGATAAAAAGATAATCACCCCAAACCTAGAAATAGATTCTCTCCAGGAAACCTTAGATACACTTAGCCAAGTGCCAGTTCTTAATCCATTAAAATAATACTTGCTATTTATATTTTCCTAGTTTAATATTTATATATTAATTAGAGAGGAGGAGTAAATGGAAGTAATATTTAATATAGTAGGTGGCGGAGAAATCCGCTTGCCTAAAAGAGAGGTCAGAGGTTATTACAAAGACTTTATGACTGGCGAGACTAAAGTACAAGTCGGCAATGATGAGCATAAGGTCAGAGAGTCTTTGACTGAGATCGCCTACCTTATGGGAGTAGTGCAATGATAGAAGAGTTAAAAGAATACCAATCAGAGCAACGTGGCAAAGCATGGGTGTTTAATGATATACCTAACAAAGACTATCATGCAGGTGTTGGTGTAAGTAGTAGTTTTATCAGAAAGTTTGGTGAGTCACAGCTACATGCACTAGAACACAAACAAGAAACAACACCAGCTATGCGGTTTGGAACTGCTGCTCATTCATTGCTTGTAGAAGGTCAGGAAGCCTTTGATAAAGAAGTGGTTGTGATTACTGGTTCTCCTTACACTAAGGCAAATAAAGAACTTAAAGAAGAGTACGAGAAGCGAGGTCTTATTGTACTTAAAGAAGCTGATGTAGAACTTATACAGGGCATGAAAGAAAAGATGATCTATGAAGGTAATGCTTATCTTGATGCTAAAGGTAAAGTAGCTGAGAGTAGTTTCTATTGGTATGAGGATGATGTGTTGTGTAAGTGTAGGCCTGATTTGATATGTCCACCTTTAGATAATACTGATTCAAAAGATGAGATAGTTATAGTGGACTACAAGACTACTCAATCAGTTGAGCCTTATGCCTTTGCAAATTCAGTTAAGAAGTTTAGGTATGATCTACAAGCATCTTATTATAGGCGTGGCATGGAAGCTGCTGGATATAAGGTTACTGACTTTATGTTTGTTGCCCAAGAGAAGACTTATCCTTACGCATCTAAAGTATTTAGGATGACTAAAGAGCAAATGGATTTTGGTTGGTCAATCATGCAGAACTACTTAGAGGATTATAAAGAGTATAAGAAGGGTAAGCCTTTGAGTGTTTATAATAGTCCGAATGTTGTTGATTTGGTGTTGTAAAAAGGGCAAATAAGATAATGAGAGTATTAGAGTATAGTATGGAGAGTTTATCCTTTGCCCTTAACAACAGTATAAGGTTTTTGGAGAAAGATGTAATAAAGTCTTTGCTTTATTATGAAATTAATTTTAATATAAATATGGAGAGTCGAAATGGATAATAGCACTAAGAAAGCATTATGGATTGGTGAGGAGTTACACAAAGATATAAAAATCTTTGCAATTCAAGAAAATCTAACAATAGAGCAAGCAACGCAAATGCTAATTAAACTTGGCATGGTTTCTTATGAAGCAGAGAAAGACAATGACACAGTATAGTGATCGTGTCGAAATGCAGAGATTAAAACTAAACAAAGAAAAAGATGAATGGTATATCCATGTCAACAATGGTGCTGGTTATACCGAAGTAAAACAAGGTAATACTTTAACCATTACCTACCATGCTACTGGCAAAAAGGAGATTATTATAGATGCCAATTAACAGTAGAAATAAGGGTGCTGCTTTTGAAAGAGAGATATGTAAAAAGATTAATACTTATCTTGCATCTAAAGGTAGCAAACTTACTGTTAAAAGAAACCTAGATCAATATCAAACTAAAGGAATGGCTGATATTTATTGGGGTAACTTAGCAATAGAATGTAAGCGATATAAGGGAAACAATCGTTCAGATGTATTTAAAAACAACTGGTGGAATCAAGCAGTTGAGAGTGCTAACGATAACCTAATCCCTATATTAATTTATAAATACGATAGA